AGATTCGAGCACGTGAGATGCTCAACTACGGCCAGTACGCCACGCACCATCTAAAGAATCCTTTCCTATCTCGCGCTGAGCTAGGAAGACGCGTCGTAATCAATATCGATGAGGCGCTAGCACAGCAGAACAAAACATTCGTCTAGGAGACAACAATGGCAATTACACCCGATTACAAGTCAGGTACTCAAGAAGAAGATCAGTACATTGATCGTGGCGCTGTAACAATGCCACAGATGAACCCAGAGGTAGACCGCAAGTATTCAGAAGGCAAGGCACAGGCGCTTAAGGCTGACTATGTTGAATGGCCTACACCAGTTCACGGATTGGAATACTAATATGGCAATGGATGCAATGCCTTCAGGCAGCCAAGCAGACCATCACGTAACAGATCACGCTAACTTTATTAGAACAGTTAAAGCAGACCCTACTGCTGCAATCAACTCAGGTATGATGCAGCAAAAGACTCAAGAAGTTCCATTTGGTGGAATTGGTAAAGCTGTTGCTCAAGGTGTTGAGAAAGTGGTTGCAAAGATAGCTGCAAGAGATGCTGCTTCAACTGCTGCAAAAGTAGAAAGCCGAGCACTTAAAGCTGCTAATGAACCAACTAGAGCTTCAAAGACTAGTTTGGGAAGTAATGAAAAAGTTGCTCCATCAGTTAGAAGCAACATTCTTAAAAATGAAGCGCCAGCAAATCCAAATGTAACTCGCGGTGGAAGCGCAGGGTCAAAACTTAACTGGCCTGAGAGTATGAAGTAATTAAAGGAATTCAATGCTAACAATTAAAGAGGTTACCGCTAAGGTATCTCGCTTACAGACCAAGTACGCAGCGCGTGACGGTCGTATGCGTGACGTCCTTGCTGTGCGTCAGGGTGATATCTCCAAGGTATACCCATCTATGTTTTCTGATGAGTACCCAAAGCCACTCGTCGCTAACATCATTGACGTCGCAGCACGTGACCTTGCAGAATCTATGGCACCACTGCCATCATTTAACTGTTCAGCATCTAATACCGTTTCCGATACAGCCCGTCGCGCTGCAGACCTTCGTGGTCGTATTGCAAACTTCTATGTAGACCGTTCAGAACTAGGCGTACAGATGTATACCGGTGCTGACTGGTATAACACTTATGGAATGTTGATTGGTCGCGTTGAACTCGATTACGAGAACGACAACCCAATCATTAAGATGATTAACCCTTTCGGTTCTTATCCGGAGATTGACCGCTTTGGGCGTTGCTTATCTCTTACACAGATCGTAGGTATGGATGCACAGACCTTGGCTTCTATGTACCCTGAGTTCTACAACGAAATTGTTGGACGCAACCAGTACACGCCAGGTTCTCCTTATCTATCTCTGGTCAGATACCACGACAAAGACCAAGATCTTATTTACCTACCTGAACGCAAAGACTTAGTTCTATCCAATACGCCCAACCCAGTTGGTGAATGTATGGTCCGTGTGGCAATGCGCCCATCTATTGATGGTGAAGCGCGTGGCCAATACGATGATGTACTAGGCGTTCAGCTTGCCCGTGCTCGTATGGCAGTACTGCAGATTCAAGCAGCCGAGAAATCTATTATGGCACCTATTGCCATCCCACAGGATGTGCAAGAACTTGCTCTCGGTCCAGATTCAATTATGCGTTCTGCCAACCCACAGGGTATTCGTCGCGTTCCGCTTGAACTTCCAGCCGGTGTATTTGGTGAAGCAAGCGTACTAGAGCGTGAACTTCGTACCGGTGCTCGCTATCCAGAGACACGTGGCGGTAACTCAGACGCTTCTATCGTTACAGGTCGTGGCGTTCAAGCACTACAGGCTGGCTTTGATACACAGATTAAGGCAGCGCAGTCACACTTTGCTCGTATGTTTGTTGAGCTTATTGGTCTTTGCTTTAAGACTGATGAAAAGATATTTGACCACAAGGTTAAAGAGATTCGTGGCGTCGATGACGGCACACCATATGTTCTTAAGTATAGCCCTGCTAAGGCAATCAACGGTGACTACACTGTAGATGTTCGCTACGGCATTATGTCTGGTATGAACCCAAACAATGCAACTGTGGCTCTACTACAGATGCGCAGCGATAAACTTGTTTCACGCGACTACGTACGCCGTGAACTTCCTATTGAAATCAATGTTGGCCAAGAAGAACAAAAGGTTGATATTGAAGAAATGCGCGACGCTCTACGTGCTGCGATTGGACAAACCGCTCTTGCAATTCCACAGATGGTTGCGCAAGGTCAAGACCCTTCAAAGATTCTAGGATCATTTGCAGATATGATTAAGAATCGTCAAAAGGGTATGAGTATTGAAAGTGTTGTGGAGAAGGCGTTTACGCCAGAAGCACAGCCTGAGACAGCAGCGATGCAGCCTCAGCCCCCAGTAGCAGGTATGGCTCCCGCCTCTGCCTCGCAGCCAAGTATGGTACAACCTGGCGGTGCAGCCCCTGCTGCTGGCGGTCCACAAGCCCCTCAAGGCAAACCAGATATCGCATCATTGCTCGCATCAATCGGCGGCGCGGCATAACTTCTAAGGGGGTGAAATATGAAAAAAGGAACACAGGCACCAGCTTCTATGATTAAGCCAGTTGAAGGCAGCAAAGAAGGTTCTGTACAGCCAGCAGGCAAAAAGTTGCTTCCATTCGCTGGAGCACCAAAGCCAGGCAAGATGGTAAAGAAGTAAATAACTTTGACAAAGCGGGGTGTACTGGATGGATCATAAAGTTCGCCGTCCAGTACGCTTTGCTGACTTCTTAGTAGTAGGCGCGGAACTTGTATATAACATAATGCAAGTATTTACAGCAGCCACAGAAGATTTATTAGAGTTATCTATCTATAATGCTAACCGAGCAACAGAATTAAATAAAGTCTGGGAAGACTTTGCTACAGATTTAGAAACTATTCAGGAGGATACAGATGGCGCTTGAAGACGCTAAGAACCCTATGCAGGGTGTATCTGGTCCTGGACCATACGCTAAGCGTACAGATTTGCAATACCAGTCAAACTCTTATGGTGATGGAGCTGCATACGATGCAGCCAAGTCCGGCGCTCCACTAGCCACAGCACCAAAGAATCCAAAACTTTCACAGGCTCCACAGGTACCAACAGGTATGCCAGCACAAGCACCTGTTCAGGGTTTATATGACCAAACCTCACGTCCTAATGAGCCAGTAACACACGGTATTGATTTAGGACCCGGTGGCGGTTCTGATGTTCTTTCTATGCCTAATCAAGCGCAGGCTCAATACGAGAATGCGTATCAGTTATTTCAAGCTATGGCTCAAGATCCGAATGCCTCACCATCTTTGCAGTATTTGGCACAGCGTGTTCAGCAAGGATTCTAATTGTCAAATAATTGGATTACACCAGACCTTGCACGCAACCCTTCGTTAGCATTTGATACATCTAAACATAATCAACCTAGTGCTGTTGCCCCTTTAGTTTCACATATTACAAAAACAGTTGCTACTAGCGATGCTATGAATGAGCACGCAGTAACTAACGGAACAGCAAATTTCTGGAATAAAGTTAAAGGCGCTGCAGTTACCGGCCTTGAATGGCTTGGTAAGCCACTGCAAGAAGTACAAAAAGATTACAAATTTGTACATTCTGTATACACAGATCACGGTTTTGTACCAGGCTTTGCGGCAACTCTTGGAGTTGTAGCAGGTGGTGCGCTTGGCGCACTTGCAGGTCCTGAAGGTGCAGTTCTTGGTGCAGACCTTGGTGCATCACTTACTCGTCAAGTAATGGGTAACCTATATAAAGATTCATATGCTAAATCTCAAGACCCAAATTACAAAGTATCTCCAGGTCGTGATTTCTCAAATGCTTTATCACTTGCAGTCGATGGACTTGGTGGGCCACAGAGCGCAGTAAAAGCGCTTAAAGATACTAACTCTAGTATTGGCAAGATAGTATCTGGTGTTGGTGATATGGGATTTGATATCCAAACTGACCCAATAATGGTTCTTGGTAAATTTAACCAACTTATGCGTGGTGGCAAGTATGTAAAACTTGGCAATGCTGCAGAGATACAACTCCGTTATCCTATAATGAATGCCATTCCTGGCGTTAAAGATTTTCTTGTAGCACGTACAGGTGTAGCACTTACATCCGAGCAGATGGATGCAGTCTATAAGGGTTCAGGTATTTTTAATGGTACTGCTCGTACCTATCGTGCGGCTCTTAATGATATTGCTGACTCAACTGCTGGAGAAATTGCAGTCAAGTATCCAGCCCTTGGTGTAGAAGCAGCAGGGCGTCTAGGCAAGATTGATTCACCAGAAGCAGTACATCAGTTTCTTAAAGAAGTTCTTTTCTTTGGAGAGCAAGAAGGTACGCTTGCTGGACAGGCAATGCTTCCTTCACGTACTTTGCTTAAAGCAAAACTTGGTGATTCTCAAGTAATTGATTACCTTCGTAATGACGGATCATTACCCGGTAAAATCTATAAAACTTTCTCTGGTTATATGCCATATAGCATAGATCCAAAAACTCAAGAACTATCTCTTACAAAGTTCCGTTGGAACTCACCAGATGCAGCAACAACTGTATATCGTATCGCTCGATTTGGTATGGGTGATAGTGCAGCCAAAGAATGGGCTGGTAAGTATGCAGAAGCTGTAGTACAAGGCGATGTAGCACTTGCTCGTTCTATTAAGAATAACGCTCTATTTGATACCTTCAAAGCAGCAGGCTTGCCAAACGATAAGGCTACTGTTGATAAAGTATGGGAAGAAATCAACAAGCTTGACCAACCACTTGTAAGCACGCAGGTATATGGAGTTAATCCAGCAGGTGAAATACTTGGTGAATATACAGCAAATGGTCAGCGTAAGGTTGCAGGTCTTCACGAGTATCAAGCAACTGATATGTTTAACATTCCAGACTTTATGAAAATTAAAGAAGTTATGGGAGATGTTGGACAGTTCTCAAAAGCATTTGGTAAAGCAGATGACTTTGTTGCTAAATGGTATACAAATAAGATATTCAAGCCTTTAGCGCTTGCCACTGGTGGATTCGGTCTTCGTGTAGCAGCAGCAGAAATGATTCCTGCGTTTGCACGCTATGGAGT